TACGAGACGTACGGGTCTCTCTGGTGTGTCTGGGTCAACCTCCTCTGGATCTACTACCTTCTGCGTTAACCGAGAATCTGGGCGAGGAACCCATTGACGAAGTTCGAAATGACCACGGCCGCGACACCGAGGACTGCAGCACCCGTCCAGCTCACCACGCCGGAGCTGGTGTAGGCGTTCGGTACATACTGCAGGAGCAGGTTACGAGGAGTCGAGAGCGAGATCAGAGCAGCCGCAAGGAAGAAGGAGATGTAGAGGGAGAGACTCGATGCCATCCAGCGCATCGCGGGGAGGCTAGGCTTGAAGGTAGGAGCCATGGCAGAGTGCCCGGGAGTCGGGACACTGGGCATGGGAATGAGAGGGGATGCCGACTGAGGGCCCTGGGGACTCGGGAGCAGGGCATCAAGAGATGTGGCGTCTTCCATTTATCCTTTAGAGAGAGCTTTCGCAACTCGCATCCTCCACGCGGTAGCGGTAGCACTTTCCATCCGCCTTGACGACTCGCTCTGCAGCCTCCTTCAGTGGCAGTGCGAGTGTTGTCACCGACTCGTACTTGCGATGGAAGATGATCACAGCAATCCCTAGGCCGATGACGAAAGAGAAGAAAGGGGATGCCCGCTGGATGACGTCAATGAGGTGGACCATTCTTGTTGTTTCTTCGCAACACTTGCGAGTAGGTTCAGAGAGTCCGACTCGGCGGTGCACGGCACCTCGACCGCAGTGAAGCGAACGCACCCTGTATCCGTATGGTAAACGCTATTGTCTGCGGGTGACGGTACAGCCAACTTCTTCCGAGTAGGAGGCACGAGGACAGTGGCAATGAGCAGCCCGACGACCAACCCTGCGACTAGCCAGCGAAGTTGAATCATTGTACTTTTCCAATAAAAGTATCCACCGCTGAAAAGAACATGAAATACAGGAAGATCATGAAATATCCCGAGAAGGGGATGAAGACTGCAACAACGGTGGCGGGAACAGCAGCCGCAAGTCCGAACCGTGTCTTCTGCGAAAAGAGCACGTAGGTTGCGGCAACACTGAAGACATAGAGAAGCGTATATAGCACAGTAAGACCAAGAGTCCTGAACTTCTGCTGAACCTCGTCCACGGAGGGTAACGTCTTCTTAGGATCCCCACCTGTTACATTGTCAAGTGTGAACTTCTGTCCATCAGGAATGACCTTTCGTACTTTCTTCCCAGTCGCATCGATATAGATAACAGTCAACCTGCGTCCCTTGATCTCGGCTTCTGCAGTGTCTAGGCTAGTCTGCTTTTCCTTTAGTTTCTCCTGGCGAAGCTTGGCTTCTGTCCTAGCGACGCACTCCTGGTCGGCACCTCCGCACGCTCTCGATGCGTCTTCGCGGATCTTCTTCTCTTCGAGGTCGGTTATCTCGACCTTCTGCGTTACCTCGAACGGAGGAATGAGTTTTTCGTTGACATCAATGTCCAGACTTGATCCTGAGACCTTGTCACGTACGACCTTGGTCGCATCGCGCTGTGTCTTTTCATCGCCATATGTGGCCGATTGAATATATGCCATTGTTATGATGCGAAGACTAAACTGCCAAGTCCACTCACGATGCGCAGGAAGTTGATCGCTTCGACATAGACCCCAACATTGTACGTGAAGGTGAAGATGACGTTGTCATTCGTCTGGACCACGGAGACGATCTCCGAAGGGTCGTAGAGCCCAATCTGTCCCGCAGGAATAACCGTTGGATTCGGACTAAAGACCGTGGACCTAAGAACGCAGACAACGGTAGAGGTCGAACTACCTCCAGGCGTTACGGACTGCGGGAGAGGTGTCTGCAGTGTAAGCCGCAGAATCGTACGGTTGAACATGCTCCCGTTCGCAGCGCCACTGGGCTGGTACTGGTCATTGTCAAGGGCAAAGGAGTACTGGTAAATACCCGGAAGGGACAACGGTGGCTGGCCTGTGACGTGTCGGTACATCTGCTGCAGGCTGAAGAAGGGGAAAGGCTTGGTCGCAATGCGCTCCTTGCCGTCAAAGATGAGCACACCATCGATGATACTGCTTCGTGGGTAGACAGAGGTGACCTGCTGCTGGCCCGTGGAGTAGAGCGAGGTATTTACATCTGTATTGATAGGTGTCCAAGGAGCACGGTTCGGATTCGCCCAGTTCGTGTAATTATCCCAGTCGTTCACGAGGATGCGGTCAGACCTCTGTGTCGCAAACACGATGCGAGTCACCAGGTTGAACATAGGGATCTCGAGATCTGTATTGCCTCCGAACTGGCCTTCCTTGTTGACGTATCGAATCGTCTTGACCAGGAACGTCTGATCCGCACGCGCCAGCTGGTTCATCTCCACCTCCGTCAGGTAGATGAACGTGCCCTCCACGTAAAAGTCTGGGATAAAGGTACCGAGGCTCGGGTTGCTCGGTAGACCGGTTGGGAGAGGAGGAGAGAGAAAGAGGGACATAGGGTAGTTCACGGGAGCCACGCGCTTGCCGTAGGTAGCAGATGACGGGTTGACATCAATCACGGTATACAGGTCGTTGAGTGCACGGAGAGTCACATTGATGTACACCTCCGAGTTCTGGAGCGAGACCAACGGAAGGGCCAACCCAGGGTTCTCGCAGAACCAGAAGTGAAGGGGGACCATCAACTGACGAGCCCGGATGCTCGGCTCCGGAACGGTGGTGATAGGAAGCTGACTTGGCACAGTGACAGGCGCAATGGCGTTAGGATACTGGTTCTGCCGGTCATAGGCGTTCGCAGGGTCGTAGAGCTCGGGTACGTTACCGGTCATCTGATCGACAACGGCTCGCTTGTCGGCGTTGTGAGTCATATACGAGTACATCTTGAGCCATTCCCCGCGCAGACGCTGGATGACCTGGCCATTCATCACGATGTCCACGTGGTCGATGAGGTTGTACCCGATGTTCTTGATCCACTGAAACTCGTACCCAATGGCGTTCGAGCGAGGGTCGTAGCCACTCGGAGGTGCACTCGACCCAATCGACTTGAGAGGGGACCAGATGTCCGGCAGTGTTAACACGAGGTAGCAGTCATGGAGCATCTGCGCGTAGCGGTCTACGCGACAGGAGATGGTTCTGGTCTGGGTTGTCGTGAACTCGAGGTTCGACGCAGTAAACGGCATACGAATCTGCTCGAGAGCGAAGTTCGTATGGCGTCGATAGACGGCACGGAAATGGGTCATAGACGGGGTGCCATTGACTAGCTCGTTCTGAGCTCCCGTCGCAACCAATTGAAGAAGGCCGCCAGGCATTTGTTGTATAGTAAAGCGGATTGTTTAGCTTTCTTCTTCCACGATGGTAAGAACCCGAAGGAAGAGGAAACCGCTAAGAAGGGAGAGGCAAAGTGTAATACACCATTCGGATTGCGTCACCTTAGACGATCGGGCGGGTCGCCGTTACACTCAGGGGAGGAACAATATTAAAGCGGACGATGCCCTGGTTCGTCGTCGTCGAGAAGACACCAGGAGGACCCGTGTTCCCGTTGGAGAGACAGCAGAAGCTCGTGTAGGTGGCTCCTCCTGGAACTGATCCCCATGCACTCACAGCGGGGATGACAAAGCGCTCACGAGTCGTTGCGCCGTTGGCCTCTGCGCTGAGGAACACGGAGTTATGCCTGCGGTGCTGCGGGGGAGGAACAGTATGGTAGGTTTTGGCTACGACCTGACGCTTGTAGCGAGTCAGCCAGTCTTGCGCGGAGTTGACCTGCATTTGTCATTTACGGAAGAGAATCCTAAGAGTCTCAATGCGTTTCGTTCTCGTTAGTACACACGTCGATCAGACGACCGGGTATTCGAAGGTGTCTCATGCACTTCTCCGCCAGCTCGCGACACTGGCACCGAAGGTAAAGACCTTCCACTTTGGCTTCCAGCGCCATCCTGCTCGTGCGGGAATTCGCAAGGTTCCGGAGGGGATTACCTGCTACGACGCAGCAGCAAACGAGGACCCCAAGGAGGAAGGGTTCGGCTTCAATAAGATTCACGACTATCTCGAGATGGTAAACCCAGATGTGGTAATGATTTACAATGACCCTATAACAATCTGCCGCTTCACCGAGTCGATGAAGTACGAACCCGGAAAGAGTCCCTACCGTCTCTGGGTATATCTCGATCAGGTCTACGAAGGAGCTGCGCCACCTCTTATCGATGTCATCCGCAGGAATGCTGAGCGCGTGTACTGTTTCGGCGAACATTGGAAGAATGTCTTCCTTGGATACGGTCCTGCACCCGACGTTCGTGTTCTCGAGCACGCAGTAGACTCAAGTATGTTCTCGAGTCTGCCCGCAAATGCTCGCCACAGTATTCGGACCTCTGTGAACCTGCCAAGTGATGCGATCGTCCTCCTCAATATGAACCGGAACAGCCAGCGCAAGCGCCTTGATCTTACAGTTCAAGGCTTCGTACGTGCCCTCTCTCGGAATCCCCGCCTTCATCTGATGATCGCTACGAATCTGAATCCTCAGACAGGCGCGTACTACGACGTCCAGCGCATCTACGCAGAGGAACTCAAGATCGTCGGTCTCGACTCATATCCGTACATTCGCAACCTCATTCTCGTCGATACGTCGGCACCGAACGTAATCGATGATGATGGAGTGAACCAGATGTACAATCTTGCGGATATCGGAATCAATACATCAGATGGTGAGGGATTCGGTCTCTGCCAGCTCGAGCACCTCTACACCGGCGCTCCACAGGTGGTCACTGATCTTCCGGCCTATCAATCCTTCCTGACGACCGCTGTCTCTGCCAGAGCTCCTTCGGATGGTAGGTCATATTTCCCAGGTGGCATGCCTCATGGGTTCTGGTTCCCCACGTTCTCCCCCGATAACGTTGCAAAGGCAATCGAACATGTTGTGGGGAACCTCGACGAAATGAAGTCAGCCGCACAGAAGCACACGTTCAAGTCCTGGTACACCGTCTGTAATGATTTCCTTGAGGACATTCTTATGCTAGTTGAAGGTCCGGCAACCAGCGTATCTGTCCCGGTGTTGCAAGCACTCCCATCCGCATAAGGCGTTGATTGTCATCAAACGCAGGCCCGTCAAAGACCTCCTTCGTATCCGGGTCTACAAGGAACACCATCCCTTTGATTGAAACCTTCTGGAGGCGGCGCTTCTTGCGCTGGAGGTTGCGGAGATAGGTGGAGTCCATGATCTCCTGCTTAATATTCGGCTTGAAGGCCAAGTCCTCTCCCGTCACCGTACTATCAAACCGCATGCATGAAATTACAGGCGTTTCCCGACTATGAAGTTTCCGATGAACTTCGCAGTCGACGGCCGCTTGCTTGAGCAGCAACCCGATCTTCTGGTTCACCTTCTCCTTCTCGTATGCCTTCTCGTAGAGGTACTCGTCCGTACTCATGAACACCTCCACGGGGTCACCTTCGTAGCGCTTCATCACCATATCTGTACGACGAACGAGCACGATGTTGACGCCCTCGGACGACTTCATCTGGTCCTCGCTGAAGACGGACACGTAGAACGACACACGAACCGTACGCTCTTCCACGGGAAGCTTGGCGTGCGAGCAGATACGGATGGCGCGTCCGATGACCTGATCGTGACGAGCAGGGTTCCAGTGCGGCTCCATGATGTGGACATGGCGTACATTGGCCAGGGTGATGCCCTCGGCACCCGCTGCCGTGATCATGAAGAGACACAGCTTCTTCTTGGGTTTGGACTCGACCGATGCCTTGAGGCTTGGAGGGAAGTCGTCGCTGAAACGTCCGCCGTTGAAGATCTGACGCATGTACTCACGCTGTTCGGCGTCCTCCTTGCCCGTGTAGAAGGCAAAGGCTGGCTTCCCCGGATCCAGCGCCGGATCCTCAACCCACTGGTTGGCCTCCTTCACGAGCTTGTACTCTTGCCATCCATTCGCCTCGAGTGCTGCACTGAAGACACCCAGACCTTCGAGGTTGCGGAAGAAGGAGTAGACAAGTTGGTTGCGATAGGCGTCGCCTTCACCCAGAGACGCCTTGATATTCGTCATCATCTTGAGCATCTTGGGGCTGAAGGTCTCCAGTGCCTTCTCGGTAAGGTACCTTGCGGGTGCTGCTTTGAGTGCTGTGAGGATCTCTGTCTTGTCGGGTGCTTCCTCTTCGTTGTCTGCTTCTACATCTGCTCGAGAGAAGTCAGAGGGGACTGCATAGTCACACGCCAACCGTGAGTTGACACGGAAGGTCTTCATCTCGTCATCGGAAGCTCGCATAGGGTTCGCTTTTTTCCGCGCATCACGCTTGATCTCCGCCGCACGAATGGCGAGGTAGTGGTCGAACTGCTCGCTAGACATGGGCACCTTCTCAAGCATCTTGTCGTCCTCCACACGCCGAGGGAGCATGCGCTCGTCTGCGCCCTTGAAGTAGGAGACGAGACCCTGAATGCGTCTCTGAAAGAGCAGCTGGTTCTTGAGTGTGAGGCCATCGAGGAAGAGGTTCGCAAACTCCTCGTAGGATGTGGGAAGGCACTCGAACTCCTCTGTCGTGACACGGTCAATCGCCAGCTCCGCACCTCCTACATCGGTCTGGAACTTGGGCGCCCAGGACTTGACCCATTCGGTCGCCAGAGGGATAAATGGCATGTCCTTGACGTACTGCACAGCGGTACGATCTCCCTTCTCTGAGTAGATGCTGCGGAAATGAGGAGGGTTGCGAGTGACCATGATGAGCTTCTTCACCGCATTGTACTCAATCGTGTCCACGTCAGGGATACCGCGGAGAGCCTTCGTCATACGCTCTTCGTCCCAGGCCGGGATCGCCTTGACGGGAATGATGATACGCTCAATGGGTCCACGCAGAAGGTTCATGAGGTACGCGACTTCGTTCGCCCGGTTGATGACTGGGGTGCCCGATAATGCGACCACCTTGCAGTCAGTTGCGTGGTAGATGAGGTTGTAGAGCTTGGCGGCGAGGTCGGACTGGTTGGAGGTACGCGATATGAAGTTATGGACCTCGTCAATGATAACAACGCTGTTCGAATACGGATTAGAGCCGTCCGGAGGGACATACTTGCCTATGTTGGAAGACGATAAACCATTGTAGCGGACAAAGGTGAAGCGCTGGTCGATGATGTC